AGCTAAATTAGATTTTAAAATCTAACCAAACTGTGTCTCCGTCTAGAAGTCTAGCATACATGTTGGGCTTGTACGTTAAATACGCCAATACGTGGTCGTCTTCGCTTAAAGTTGTTGCGAATACGATCACGTCGACGCATATACGTATTTTGCTTCCATGTTGCTTGTAAGTCGTTACGATTGTAGCACACACACTTTGGGTGTATGTGTTCAATTGTATCGATAAGACGGGCACAAAATTCTGTTCGACGGCCTGTATTACGCCATTTAACAGAATCTTTCTTACCAACGGTGAGATAACACCGGTGAAACCAGGATCGTTTGTCAAGTTGAGTGAAATCATATTTATTCTCCTCGGCGACGTCTCTAGAACACCGCTCATCGTTGATATTGAAAGTTGATTTGAAACCAAAAACCTGTGAGAGAGCTAGGTCCCTCCAGACGAGATCAAAATCGTCTGGTCTCTCACCCACCCAACTGACATTATCCTTGGTCAGGACATGTCTAAGATACCGTTCATGCTCAGTAGGAGGCTGATCACCTGTGCGGCGACCAACAATCGTTCTAAACCTGAAAAGGGAATTACCCCATTTATCTTTCTTTCTTGTAACCTTTTTAAGAGTTTTGGGAAAGAAGTTCCCCTCTCTTCTAAATCCGAAGATAGGAGAATGCTCAGGTACATATGGAAGATCTGAAAAATGTTCTATCATATGTTTCCTAAACAATTCGGCAGTCAACGCATAGCCATTCTTGTGGAATTGAGATTCCGAGGCTATACACGACATTGCAGCTTGGATGGACGTTGAATTTGGTATGTACTTAATGTACACGGGGGTTACATCTCGGCCAAAATAGCCATGGACACCGCATGATTCACGAAAGTGCGAACGAAAGAAACTTTTATCAACGTTTAATTTCATTCCAAACCGAGGGAGGTATTTATAAACCAATTCAGTCAGATGCGACGGGACAATTATGTCATCACCGTAAACATACACGTCTTCATCAGTGCCGTTGTGCAAAAACAGGATCGATTTAATAAGTGCCCAATGTACTAAGGTCATAATAGGAAAGCAAAGACCTGAACCCATAGGTGCATACTTATTAGTTTTGATCGTCGATCCGCCATTACCGGAAATTAATTCTTTCGGTAACACTATCAATTTTGTTGACAGCGCCATCAAGATATCATGTAATTCTTGATTATCTTGAAATAGCCATGAAACGATTAACCGGAAGATACGATCACTCGCTTCTGACATATCGATGGTGGCACGCTCAAGATTCTCTGAAGATGTTAAAGCTAACAGTTGATTAATAGACTGGTCGCGAAAATCGATACATCCATTAAATACTGAGGATGCACAAATTGTTTCGTAGAACCAGTTCTTTATCGCCTGTTGGAGAAATTGAACGTCGTTTTCTTCAATGCATATACCACGAGCCTTCATATATTTCTTAAATACATATTTAAGACGGGCTGTGGCTCTTTTACCCGATTGCTTAAATGCATCGAGAAAGATCTTCGTCTGATTGACAACGTCATACGGATGGACAGTAAAAAACTCCAGAACCGGCATGACTTTGTTAATTTCATTGTACACAACGTGAGGACGATATCTCAAATTGTTTGCTACACGTTTATTGGTAGCACCAGGGCCTGGTCGCGGAATTATGCGACTATCTGAAGACGAAAACGTTTTAACGTAATCGTATAAATAGGCCCTGGCTTGATTCAGTATCTGAAGATTGCCTTTATCAAACATATCGATGTCGGCGAGTTCTTCATCAACTTTCACAAAATCAGCTAGTTGTTCGCTGAGTACAGATTCAGGATAAGGACCACGGAATTTCGTGAATGAGACCAATATTTGGTAAAGGCCTCTAAAACATTCCTTATCATACTCCCCACGATTCAAAACTTGGCTAAACAAACGCCCTAGCAGTACAGGGTGACGTTTAGATTTATCCATGATAAAACCCGGATAATCCACTACCCCGGTCTCCAAATGAGACAGGAAATTGGCCGACAACTTCGGCAGTTTCTGGGTGATAAAACTTAAGCCTTCATAGTTATATCTTTCTTTGATCGATATGCAGTCAAGGCGGGCAGCTTTTTCACTATACACGCGAGCAGGTAAATTGTTTTTAACGTCGAAAATGAGAGCGCACACGAAGTCCACAGCATGGATATTCAGCTGCGTAAACTCCTTTAACTTGCGTTTTTCGACGCGCTTATCATAAGCGGTTTGGCTTTTCAGTACTAAATTGATCATTTAATATCTCCAGCCATGGTTGACAAATCC